CACTTCTAGGGGACTTGGACGAGTTCTTGGAGACTTGGCCTCAATGGGGTTTAATGCGAGATGGGGAGTGTTGGGAGCAGGTGACATTGGAGCGCCACATCAGAGAGATAGAATTTGGATTGTCGCAAAAGAAGTGGCCCACACCAGTTTGCCAGGATTCAAGACACGCAATCAGCAGACATCTAGACTCGACCAACCAACATTGGAAAAGCAATCTTGGAGAAGTGGTGATGAGCTTAGAGCCAACTACGGATGGCCGGTTGAACCCAACGTGGGTCGAGTGGTTAATGGGATGGCCTCTAGAGTGGACAGACTTAAAGCCATTGGCAATGGACAAGTTCCTAGAGTGGCAGCAGTTGCATGGAATATACTCTCAGAATGATGTTTAAAATTGAGCAATTTATTGACCATTACGCACGTCTAGCCATGATGCCAGGATGGATTGACCATGCACGATACCAAGTTGGGATCATGGAGAAAGACCCAACAGGTTTGTTTACAGGGTTAGGTAAAGCCATTGCAGCGAGAATTAAGGAACTAGAAAATGAGAGCAGCAAGAGTGGATCAGAATCACGTTGAGATCGTTAAAGCTCTGAGAGATCACGGTGCTTTTGTGGTTTCCCTAGCAACTGTGGGTAAAGGTGTTCCTGATCTGCTTGTTGGCTATAAGAGAAACACGATCTTGATGGAGGTGAAACATGGAAAAAATCACCTTACTGAAGACCAAATCACATTTCACGGCAAATGGCCTGGTGGCACTTTGGCTATTGTGACCGACATTGAGTCGGCCATTAGGGTGCTTAAACTTGTGGATGCGCTATGAACCCTGAAAAACACGCAGAATTTATAGCCCTAAACGCTAGTGTGTACGCAAGTGCTAAATCTAGACGGATTGGCGCTGAGATGAAACTAAAAACAATTAAAGCCCATGCGATGCGTGATGCGTTGGAAAATGGCTACACCCAAGTTTCTGCCCAAGAACGTGAGGCTTACGCTAGTGAGTTGTACGCTCAAACCATAAACGAGCTTGTAGACGCTGTAAAGGTCGAGGAAACGCTTAAATACGAACTTGAGGCCTCTAGGTTGTCCATTGATATATTTCGCACCAGAGAGGCTTCTGAGAGGCTTGGAATCCGTTCCCATGAATAGCAAGCTCACCAAACGTGAACGTGAGCACTTGGGTAGGGTTAAAGAGCTACCTTGCTCGGTCTGTGATGCAAGTGGCCCATCAGATGCCCACCATATAAAACAAGGCTTGACCTATACCTGTGTTGCGTTATGTAAAGACTGCCACCAAGGTCCAATCATGGGTTGGCATGGTCAAAAACGTATGTGGGCTATCCAAAAAATGGAAGAATTGAATGCCCTAAACGTTACGATTGACCGATTACTTTCTCATGTTAGGTAATGGGGCTTTGGTTTGACCGTGAACTGTTGCACTAGGTGAGTGCATTGGATGTGCGTGAGTCATGTCTGTCTTCTCATGGGCACGCAATTCTTTTTCAAGCGCCATGATTTTTTCACGTTCCTTTTTGTGCTCACGAATAACTTCGTAAACTTCACCCTTAGTGGGTTTATTTTTAGTTTGGGTAATCTTAAAGTTTGTCATGTTAGACCTTTATAACTTGTCCTCTGAACTCGATGTGGTCTTTATCGTACACTTTTACCACTTCAGGCCACAATAATACACCTTTGTGAAACGTAAGTATAGCAAAACCCGACCTCCAATTGGTCGGTGCGTGCTCTAGATAATTCTCAAACTGTGGGCCTGTAGGCTCTGCTAACGTCCCTGTATCCACACCGTATCGTGTGCCGTTATAGTCATCGTATGGGGTTACTTTGAGGCTATGTAGATGCCCTGTGACCATAGAAACACCAGAATTAAGGGTATTGGCATGGGTAGCGTGTGTGCCACCTTTCCAACGATGTTTCACGATTACGGTTTCATTTAGCCAAACTGACCAACATGGATGCCAAGCAGGGAAGTGGTCTTTTAAGCTAAACCCTTTAATGTGTTCATACTGTGGAGCATTAGCAGCTAATTTATTCTCAAATCTAGCGTCATGGTTGCCTAAAGGCCACATCAACTTAACATTTTTGTTAACTTTTTTGGCTTCATCTTCTATTTCACCAAGAGCTATCTCGCACGTTTTGACCTCGTCAATCAAAGATGGTGTTTTATCCCACCCAATTCTAGGAAAACGACTAATAGATGCGCCATCAAATGCGTCACCATTGTTGATGACTGCCTTGACGTTTTCCACGTTCTTGATGGCCCAAATCAATCCATCGTAGGCAGTTGTACGGATGCCAGGCCAAAAGTGTGCGTCAGAGAAAACGATGACTGTGCCGTTCAATATGCCTAAATCAAGTCTAGGAGGCTTTGGCTCAACCCTATTCTTAGCCTCTACGGTTTCTAATTGAATCTCATATCTGCCTTCTAGAGCGTTTCTACGAGCGTATATAGCCCTTTCAGACATACCAAGCTCAGAAGCCATTACGCTAGGGCTTTTGTACAACTGAAACAACATGATAAATTCTTCGTCAGAATAGTATTTCACAGTCTTTTTCTCCAATAAAGAGTTCTACGTCCCCCCCAAGGAATAGAGGGGTTGAATAGTTTGTAACCGCATGAAATAAGAGAATTAGACGATGGAGGATTATCAGTCGTATCTGTGATGATCCAATTGAAGCCTAGCTTCCTAGCCTTGCGTTCTCTAACTCTGATAAGGTCTTTTTGTATTCCTTTGCCTCGATATCGCTTAACAACACCCGCGCGGCAAAAATAACCAGTATCGCTCCAACGTTTAGAGCGAACAAGACCACTAAATCCAATAGGCTGATCGTTGTCATAAGCTATCCACCACCATCCATCTAATACGTTATATAAATCATCATGGGGCAAACACTCTTTTTGAAGATCATTCAAAAGATCATAGTTCTCTATAACAGTTGCATCTATGATTTTGATTTGCATAACTAATTGTCACTTTTGTGTGTGACAGTTTTAAGGCAAAAAAAAGGGGAAAAAATTCCCCTTAAAAGTTTGGCAACTGAGTCTCAACTGTACTTCCTCGTGCCTTGTTTGTCAATAATAAGCGCCATTTTGCGAGGCTTATCATAGGCATTGTTAGGCACAGAAATGTGAGTCCAACGATCAAATTCTCTAATCACTTGGTCATATCCAAGGTCGGAGGCTATGATTTTCTGTACTACTTGGTCAGGAGTGAGGCCAGGTACACGGATGTCAGCAGCACAACCAACCCTATGCTGAGAAGTATCTTTACTTCCAACAGAGTCATTAACTGCTTTAGACCTAAACGCTGAGTTAACCATAATTGGAGCACCGCCAAGTAGTGTCTTGACATCTTCCAAAAAGACTGCCAATCGCATGAGATTAGCTTTCTCAGTTTCATTTGGAGTGTTGTCAAGTTCACGATGGTCAGTAAAAGTTAATTCTTCTAAAGTGAAGTGTGTGGTTAGTGTACTCATTTTGCTACAGGTGTTGATTGATGAAGTAACTGATCTTTGGCTTGGCTAGATGCAGAAGAACCAAAATAGAAACTTATAACTCCTGTCCAAGCAGTACCAAGAGAACCTATAAGCATCATAAGTGCCTCAGATGACTGAAAGTGACCAGACATCATGCCATACATAATACCAAAAAACCCAATTGTTATCCCAATGGCTAATATAGGGGGAATCCATGACTTAACTGACATCTGCATATCCCTTGCAGATTTACGATCAGTAACTGCCAATTGCTCAAAATCCAAGCCCATTTCTTGAGCTTTGGTCTTTAAAGTCAATTCAGCCTGTTGGATAGAGACTATTTGTTCAGCAGATAACTTACCAGAATTGATCGTGTCTTGTACGTCTTTAGGGTCTACACCAATCGCCTTAGACACCGCATCAACGGCTAAACCAGCTAAAGGGCCACCCAAAGCAGTAGCGATTGTGGGGGCAATTTGTTCAATCCAACTCATACGCTCTCCAAATGATATTTAGTTTTTAAGTAATCTTGACGTACCCAGTACATCAACCCAACGAATTCCAAGACAAGGCACAAAATACCGATGCTAACGACCACTCTGACCTTGTATTTATCAATGAGTTCTTGGCGCTTTCGTAAAGCGTCCATTGCGGCTTTTTTGCCTCACGCTCTGCGGATTCTTGCTCCTTTCTGAGCCTCGCTCTCTCCGCTTCAAACTCTGTCCAAATAGCGCCCCAACCTGGTGTTTGGTAGATCAGGAACTCTCTTAACTCTTTTTCTGCCTCTTGCAGTTGACGCAACTTCATTATGTTGTCAAAAGCACGCTTGTTCAAACTCTCACCACGAGCAGGAGGAGATTTCTTAGATTCCTCAACCGCTTTAGCCATCGTCTCGCTATGTTCCATAAAGGAACCTATGTGGCCTGTCACCTCTGCGGTAATCTCAACCACATCAGCGCCAACTTCTTTGGCCTCTTTATAAAGCTCAACGCACTTCTTTACACCGCTAATCGCAGCTTGAGCCATCGCAAAAGCTGAGATTGGATCAATCATCTTACAAAGCGTTCAGCAAAAAAATGGATCACGCCACCAATCATTGACGCTATTGTCATTCCCACCCAAAATCCACCTTTAGATTTGTTAGCCAACTCAAGCAAAACTTTCAAATCTGCTTTCATCTCGCCAACTTCTTTTTCAAGAGTGTCGACTTTGGAAATAATTTGACCATATTGAACGAGATCAATATCCATCAAGCACCCCTCAAAAATGCAATAGACATGGTTGTGGCATTACTTGAACCAGTAACGCTTGACAATGTACTACCTGAAGATTGTGCAGCAATAGCAGTAATGTAATCAGTCGTTCCATTGCAATAAACGATGGTTGAGCAAACAGGCGTTGTACCATCTGTGCCTGAAGTACCAACTGCAGATGATGCTGCAACGTTATAGTCTTTCAAAGTATTGTTGACTGCTACACCCACACCACATTGGTAACCTGTTGTTGTAGACGCAAATGAACATGAAACGTTAACTTGGTAGTACCCAGCGATCTGTGGCACATAAGCATGAGTTGAGCTATTCCAATAACTATTGCTATCAAAGTCAACTGTATCGTATGTGATTACATAAGTTGTAGCAGTATTAAAAGACTGAGCTGTTGATTGATGGATAAAGAACACAGGAGGGCTAGAAACTCCTGTACCACCACTTGTACGACCAATGACACCAGTCAAAGATACGTTAGGTGTTGTTCCTGAAGTAACTGTGATTGGGCTTGTGCCTGTTACAGATGTAACTGCAGTTGATGGGCCATAATAGCTAGACAAGCCTGAAATGTTATCGTATGTACCAATTTGATTGCCCAACGCATCAGTCAACAAAAACTTGTAGTTGTAAGCAGATTGCAACCAAATCTCAGTCTGTGGTCTGCCATCAGTACCAAGGGTAATAGGATTGGTGTTAGCAATCGTACCCAAGTTATCAGAATAGGTTGTCAATGGTGTGCTTGATCCTGCTTGATATGTATAAAGCAGGCCACCATTAAGAGGCAATCCAGTAGTCGTGGTTTGAGCTACTGCGTTAAAAATAGGGGAAAGATTGACGCTCATTTTCCAATGTCCTTAAGTTTAATTCCAGCACCAGGCTTTAATGATTGTTTTGCAGCTTTGGTTGCACTTCTCTTTTCCAATGCTTCACGAGTCAATGTTCCAACAGGGATAACGCCTGCACCCAAACCAACGTTTGCAGTCTTTTCAAGGCCACTTGCAGCCAAAGATTTAAGACCTTGAACAATAGTGTTGGATTCATTAACAAAAGCACCCTTGGGTCGTGCCTCAATGTAGCGACCAGTTTTCACTAGATTTCTAAGAGTGTTTGCTTCTTCACCAAACAAAGGTTGCAATTTTTTGTCAACATCTAATTTATCAATAACTTTGTTGAACTTAGCTACTGAGAAATTACCACTCGCATCTGTTGAATCACGAATGATAAAATCTAAAGTTCCTGAACGCAAATGCTCTAACGCTTGTGGGTCTTGAGACAATAAATTCAATGTGTTATTAAAATCAGAATTCTTTGACCTGATTACAAATGATTGAATAGCATCTTTGGTATCAGCTTTGTCATTAACAATTTTGTTATAAAAATCATTATTACGCTCAAGGTCAAAATCTGCTTTTGCAGTAGACCTAGCTATGTCTGCAAAATGCTTAACTTCAGCCGTGGCCTCTGTCATGGGCAAGTTTTCTAGTTCTTGCCTAACTAAACTTAGGGCATGAACTGCGTTTCCATCATTAGATGCTTGTGCTTTTCTAGTCTCATTGGCAATCTTAGTTCTTAGGTTTTCAAAACCATCAAACGTCATTTGCTTGTCACCAGACGCATATTCTTTTACCAACTTACCAATTGTGCTGGGTAAAAAATCAATGTCTTCACGAGCCATCAATTGACCCATAGCATTTTTGCCAAACAACTGAGCATCAATTGGGAACTTGCCACCCGCTTGAGCCTCAAGGTCTTTGTATGCTTGTTGAGTTTTAGCTACGTTTTCAGCTTTAATTTTCTTTCCAATGTCAATTAAATTGCCTGCGTCATCAACGTAGTCAGTTGTAAATACATTTGGAGAAGCTCGCTCTTTAATTGCTTGTGCGTTAGCCATCAAATCTTTGTTTTGTTGATTCAAACGCTCAACAAATTGCTCTTTCACACCACGTTCATTTCGCTCTTTGGAAATCAAACTGGGGTCTTGTAATGCTTGGCCTTCAGTTAAAGTGATAGGCACAGGCAATGAATCTGCCTCTAGATGACGATTAAGCGCCTCTGGATTGAATTTGTTAGGATCAACTGTTTTTAATTCTTCTTTTAAAGCAGGTGATGCTTGAGCAATTGCTGCATCTAAAATAGCTTTTTTAGTTGTTGCCGCTGCGCCCGCATTTTGCAATCCACCTTTGGCAGTAAATTGTTCTTGCAAATTAGCTTTAGGCAAAGGGCCTTCTTTAGTCACACTTGGCGCTAAATGTATTGCTTCAGGCATGATAGATGGCAAATGCGCTGCTTCCAAAGCCTTGTTCAATGACTCAAGATAACCTTGAGCCTCTTCTGTCTTAGGTTGGTAAGTCAAAGCCTCTTGTACTTTGCCACCAAGTTTCTCACCTGCTTGCACGCCTTCTTGCGTACCAAACTTACCTGATGTCAACGCACCACCTATACCAGCAATAGAACCAACCACAGGCGCAATGAGTCCACTAGCAACTCCTAATGCTGCCTCACCAAGTCCTGTAGGTGTAGCAAATTTGGGTTGGAATTTTTCTTGTACTTGCTGAATAACTGATTTGGTTTGTGGTTTGATTTCTTCATCAACTGGCGTAGATTCCCACAAATTAGCCAAAGTCTGTGTGCCTTTAGAACTAGGCATGACTTGAACGTGAACTGGGTCATTTTTAACAGGTCTATGCAACCCAAATCGATTCAAGAATGATTCAGGAACATTAGGATCAATGTCAATCGCATCACCTGTCTCATGGGCAGATGTGCCAGGCCTAGCTACAGGGTATTTATTGGGCTTAGATGCCAAAGCAGCCTGTTGTTCAGTAGTTCTAAAACCACTTGTAACAGGCAATTCTTTACCAAATTGTTTGCGATAAGCATCTTTGGCTTGATTTAGACGCTCATTAAGATCGTCCTTCAAACCTTCGTCAGTACCCCATAGATCAGCAAGTGTAGCCATTATGGTATCAATCCTAATCTTTTAGCTTCTTTAATCTTGTTATTAAACTCGATTCGTTCAGCAGCACTCATTGACTGTTTCAAAGATTTTACTTGTTCAGGCGTCATTTCTTGCAACAAACGTGGATCAGCAACCTTAGAAAACTCAAGTGCTTTTTGTTGGAACAATGATGGATTGTCTTTGAATGGCGCAAGTATTTCAGCTTTTTTAGCTTTTAATTTTTCTGTTGCTATCAATTGATTTGATGCTTCTTTGATGGCATCGTAGTTCATCTTTTTGTTAGGATTAGCAGCTTCAGCAATCTGTCTAGCCAAGTCTGTGTTACCACCAGCAAGGGCTAACAAATTACTGTTCTTTGCTAGAACGTCTGTATTGGCTTTTTCAACTTCAAAAGCTGGAATTCCAATAGCGTTAGCCAAACCTGCAATAAACTCTTTACGTTGACCACCAACGCCAGTAAATGCTTTACCAGCCAAGTCTTTAATGTTTTGCAACAAACCAATTCTATTTTGTGCTTGTTGTGCGTCTTGATAAGTTTGACTCCAATCGCCTGCAGCAAGATTGACGTTCTTTTCTATGTTTTGCGCTTGACCTGGGGCTAGTCCACTTTGTACAAACTGTTGTTGGTTTTGTGGGCCAAGATACCCAGGCGTGCCTTGAGGATTGACAATAGGCGTTGTGGGAGGCAATACGTTTTGAATTGCAGGTGTTTGTCCAGGGCCACCACCTTGATATGGTGATTGGTAAATAGGCACTTGCATTTGTCCTGTGTTGACATAATTTGCAGGCGCATTGACTTGAGAAAATTGTTCTGCGTTAGTGCCAGCTTGTTGGATGCCATTTTTAATCATTTGAAAGGCTTGCTTGGGGTCTTTGTTGACCATTTCTTTCAATTGATCGTGCATTTTAGATTCGTGCGTGGGAATTCCAACATCTTCTAAAAAGCCTTTGGCCTTTTCTAACTTTTCTAGCATCTTTTCTTTGTTGCCAGATTGAAAGTCAGGGTCAGTAAGAAGACCACCATATACACCACGAGCTATATTTGCATAGTGATTTTTAACATCTACACCAGTTTTATCAGCCTCTAGTGCCAATCTTTTTGCTTCTGATTCTTTGGCGCTGATTTGTGGTTTAAGTGTTTTTTCTGCCAATTCTGTGCGAGCAGACTGTTCTCTAACCGCTAATGGATTAGTTAATTGAGCTTGTTGGTACGCTTGTGCAGCACGAGCCATATTAACCATATCCCCAAGGCTCATTTGTTGGGGTGAGTTGACTTTAGAGGCTACGTCAGAAAAATTAGCGTTTACTGTGCTGGTCATTTCTTTTCCTTATGGATAAGTTCCAGAACCTAAAGTTCCACTTGTGTTTGTTACTGGGTAAGTAATTGGTGTGTTAGGTGTTTGGAAACCTGTCATGTCTTGAGCACCAGTATAAGTATTGGGGTTTAATAGTGTAGCCAAATAGTTATTTTGTGCTGCACCAGTTAACCCACCACTAATTGCATTTGCTGAACCTACTTGTCCTGCTGCCTGTGCGTTTGCTGAACCAACACCCAAATTAGCAATGTTGGTAGCATTGCCAGTAGCAAGATTAGAAAGACCTGTAACAGCATTTTGACCAATCCCTGCTATGCTAGACAATCTATTAAAGATGTTTCCTTGCTGTGTCTGATAATTGTTAAACGCATTTTGGTAAGCACTTTGCGCTGTGTTTTGAGTGTAATCCTCAAGACCCTTAATTGCATTACCACCAATCAATCCACCAGTTGCATTGTTAGCAGCATTCAAAGCACCTTGGCCTTGTTGCAATTGAAAACCATAGTTAGGAGCTAAATTTTGGTTTAATTGTTGTGGCCCAAATGATTGAGTTAAGCTAGGCAAAGAAGACGCAAGTTGATTTAGTCCTGTTTGCCCTGTTTGCAAATAAGGATTGTAATTAGGTGCTAAGTTTTGAAAGTTTTGTTGCAACTGCTGTTGTGCTTGAGTTGCTGCATTGGCTTGTGTGCTCGCTGCACTTTTGGCAGCATTAGCTCCAATCAATGAACTTCCAATATTAGCTGCAGCAAGCCAAGTTAATGGATTAGCACCTGAAACTGCATCAACTACATATGCTAAAGGCATGATTAACTCCTAGAAATCAAAACTTCATCGACTTTGGAAACATCTTTTTCATCAGTCGAATGAATACAAAACCAAACACAATCTTCAAGAGCCTCAATGGAATGATGAGTCTCAGCAATAATGTTCAAACAATATGGTGCTACTACTTCTTTATTATATTCTTCAGTTTTAATTAACGCACGCCCAGAAGCAAGGATACTTAAATGCGAGAAAACGTGCTTGTGCATCCCTGCAACATAACCCTTGGGTATGACCATTTCTTTGGCATACAGGTTATCAGAGAAGTGATGTTTAACCTGTGGGTCAACATCGAATTTGCCTTCTAGGTTTTTATGGTAAGTCATAGTATGGGACTTTATATTGTTTGCCATTCACAGTAACCTGCATATAGCCCTTGGGCTGGCTAGGTAAGGATGGAGTTGTTGAAGTTGCACTAAAGTTTAATAAATTGATGAAAAACTGCTGCCAAGGTCTTGTAGGCCTCTTAGAAGCAGTATCCAAAAACTCACTTTGTGGGTAAGGATTGTTCTGTGGTGAACCATAAATACTAGGCATTAGTTCTCCCCTACGCTAGATTTAAGATTGCTTGACACAATCGTAGCAAAGACTGGATCACTCACCACGACCTCAAAAACCCTATCCCTTGACCATCCTAATCTTCTCCAGATGGCACGATTCTTATATTTGCCTTGCTTACCAATGGATACCCAATGCTCATTTGACCATGTAGAGCCACCATCAGATGACCATCTCAGCATAGCTTGTGGGTTAACACCAGCAGTTGAGCTTGTAGAAACACCAGTTGTACCTGCTACAGCTAGTCCAGCAATGGCAATTCCTGCAACAGCAGTTGTTGAAGAACTCGATGTTGTTGGTGCTAAACCTACTGCTGGCTGAAACTGAATCTGTAATTCATCAAAATACTGCCTCTGAAGGTCAGTCACCAAATGTGGTGCTCGTCTAAGCCTTCTGACTTCCTGACCATTGTCTGTGTAATTATTGGGGTCTAGCTTGTAAATGTTGCCATTTTGCCAATCACCAACGTACACATAGCCACCAAAAGTAGCAGAACAGTTACCACGATGCCTATGGTAGTTGTTGTAGTTATCAGTCCATAGCCATTTGTGCCACATGGTCGTGCTAATGTCGTAAACCCATGTTAAGTCTAGACTAGGAAAGGAAATCACATAGCACTCATGGCCTTCTAGCTGATAAGTCCATGCAATAGCATCGTCAATCTTTTGGTTAACAAGGGTATTCTCAACTGCATGGGTACTGATCCTAGTAGGAACGTAGCCATTCATCATCACGATTTGGCCTTGGCCTCGTTGGTTTCTTGAAAGGTAAGCAAAGGAATTGCCAACACGAGAAATGCTGAACTTGGCAATGATGCCATGCTGAGTGGAGGTTCCCGGTATCCTTTGCAAAGGAAATGGAAACGACCCCACATCCACCCACACCTCAGAACTCACCTCACCTAACAAATACACCTCACGATGGTCAACCACAAGAGAAACCAATTGGTCAGGAGCACCATCTTTGCTAGAGAAAGACAAAGGATTTGTTAAGGTCTGCAACAAGTTAGAAGTTGCAAATTGCTGAGTATTTGGCCTGTTATAGATAAAGTAATTGTCAACCACATCAACCACATCAG